TACTTTAGTATCTAAATCTTTTTTACCTTTTCTGAAGTCGTCAAGATGTCTTTTATGTTTTGTGATAAGTTTTTTCCAATCATTGTCTCTTGGAAACATTTTGATGACATCTTTGAAATTTTCTGACATTTGAAATTCTTCATTTGCATATCGTAATGCATTTTGAACTTCTTTCTTCTTTAGTATAGAATTACCAAAGAACTTTTTGATTTCTTGTTGTGCGACTGAAAATGCACCACCTAAATCAAGTGCAACTTCTACTGCTTTTTTGACTTTTGCATCTGATACTTTATTCTTTCTGAAATAGTTTGCAATTTCTTGACCAGTAAGTTTTTGTTTACCATAAGGTCCTAATGGATTTACTTTACCATCTTTGTCTAATATTTTTTTTGATTCATGAAATAGGTTCATGTTAAACTCCGAATATTGCGTGTGCTAGTATCTCATCGTTGTCAATAATAATTGATGCCATATCTTCTCTAAATGCAGTATCTCCTTCAAAAGATTTTGAGAATTTACCATGCATACTATTTGTCATGACAACATTATCATTATATACCATTACTTCCATCTTTTGTAGGTGCTTCATTACTTGGTCACCATACTTTTTAGAGTCTTTAAAACCTGCTTTAACTTCTTTCTGAATTAGTTTTTTGAACTCAGATAAAATTTTGCTGAGTTTAGGTGATTTATAGATAAATCCTGTTTCATCACCATGTTTAGCTGCTAAATCATCTACTGTTTTGAAGTAGGTTCTAGTAGCTTCTTTTACATTTTTTTTTTCAGCGTTATCGCCAAGTTTAATAAATTTCTTTGCAGGTTTATCCTTTTCTTTGATTTCTGCTTCTTCTGACTTCTCACCTTTGTAGTTCTTATCTATGTAATCGAAGAACTTCTTTTTCTCTTCGTCTGATTTAAAATCAGCAGGTGATGATACATTAAATTTCTTTAAAGATGCTTTAAAGAAATCTTCGTATTCTTTTGAGTTTTGTAAAACTTGTTTAGATGCTTCTAGTAGGTCATCTGATAAACCTAATGATGTGAATTTCATTGTTCTAATTCCCCTTTATCGAAATAGTTGAATAATTTTTCTTTGCCTTCTTCATCTAGTCTTAGGGACTTAGATAAACGACCTAACATATTTTTTTCAGTGAGTTTTTCTACAGTTCTTTCAACGGAAAGTTTTTCTTCTTTGACTTCTTCTACTTCTTCTCTCTTAACTGAGTATTTCTTTTGTAGAGCATCTTGTTCTTTCTTTAATTTTTTGAAAGCAGGTGAACCATATGGTAAATCCATAAGTTTATTCATCATATCTAAGATTTGATTCTGAACCTTTTCAGGCATCTTAGTCGTTACTTCGTCTAATTTCTCGTCTTCTACAAAAAAGGTTGCTAGTTCCTCTTCGATTTGGTCATTAAGAATGTCATCGGCACTCTTCTCTACACTTCCTTCTTTGAGTGCAACATGAGAACGCACTTGTTCTAGTTTCTCTTTCCAGTTTTCTGATTTATAACTCATAGTATTATTTATAATATATTTTAGTTCGAAACCTACTCTTCTATACGAATAACTAGGTTATTTTCTCCCTTGATTAATCTATGGTAACTATTCTTGACGATGTAATAATCTTTACCAACATGTAATTCTTTTGGTAATTCATCGTCATTCTGTAGTTTCCAACCTTTTCCACTTAACACATGAACTGTTCTATTATTCTTGTCCCTATGCCAAACTAGTTCTTTTTCTTCAACAGAATGGTCAAAAGTTCTCACTTTGAATAACCTGCCTGTTCCGTGTTGTTCTAGTATTTCTTCTTTATACGGCTTCGTCATGTTTAATTAAACCTTGACACCAATTTTCTGCAACATCTTCAGCATATGACTCTGAATGATTGTGAACTTTTCTACATTCTACAAACATTTCGTCTTCTAATAAGTCGACTTCCCAACCTAAATGAGACATATACACCTCTGCAATTCTATTACCTTGTGCATAGTTATGATACAGTGTTCTTTCTTTCATGATATTAATATTTAGGTTACCAGAAAAAGTCTCCTCCACCTGATAAACCGAGTTGTTTTGCATAATGAGGCAATCTACATGCCCAATATGATGCTGTTGTTTTGTCGTTTTGTTGGTCACATTGATGACGAGCAGCGAATGATTTTCGTGCTTTTGGATTGTTTAACTTAACTTTGAGGCCTGTTGTATCTCCCCATGTGATTTTCTTAACCTTATCACCGTCTTTTACATAAACATAGTATTTTTTAGGACCACCTCGTTTAGGTTTGTTAAGTTCCTTTTCTTCTTCTTCGGATATCTCATACATAGGGCAGTCTAATGGCACTATTTCACCTTTATATACTTCAAACGACCCTATATCAGTCTCTAATATGTTTTTGTCGACTTCTGTTAGTGTGTATTTGTTTTCTGATACTAGTTTTCTTGCCTCTTTAATGCATTCAAAATACATCGTAGAGCCTAGTCTAAATGGATTGTCTAAGAGATTGATTCCCTTAGTTTGCATTGCATCTAGGGTTTCCTCGATTGCAACCTCTTTCAATGTTTTCATGTTATTTAATTTCTTTTACTTCAAAATCTTCGTTTGCAGGATATCCTTTCAAAGGATTTTGAAATACATCTCTAAAGTTTTTCTTTACTTTTGACTTTTGTTCATGAAAGGCCTTCTCAGTCTCTTGTATATATCCTTCTTCTGCTTGACCTGGTGTATCGGCCTGATACTTTTGTCTGATATCATCTGTTCCTACTTCACAAACACCATCATCTGATGCATTACCTTTACCTGGCATTGTTTCTTCTTTTAAACCAAACATAGGTGCAAGTGCTTTGACTACTTGACCCATTACTGCTGGGTCTATGTTTGCAATAAACTCTGATTCTTTTCTTTTTAGATTTCTAATGTTTTTAATTTTGTTATGTATGTTAGTATACTTTGCTTCATCTAATTCTGTTTCAAACTTTAGAAATAATTTTCCTTTTTCTTGTTTCTTATCTGTTGCTTTATGTCCTATCATTGAACCAAGGTCATTAATTAGTTTTAGACCAGATTCTTTATTCCTAGACATTTCTTTCTCAATTTTTTGTTTAATCTTTTTGAGTATAGTGTCTACTATTGTATTTTTATCTGCAACAAGTTTTCCTTCTTCAACTGATTCGGAAGTGCTTGACTTTTCAGCAGCTTTTCTATCTGCCTCTCTTTGTTTCTGAATGGCCATGTTCTGGACTTCTTTTTCTTTTTGTTGAGCAAGTCCTTCGTTTTCTCTCTCGTGTTCTGCCTGAAGTGCCTCAATCTCTTTTATGTGTTGAAGTTTTAACTTCTCCATCTCGTCAACTTGTTTGGCCTTTGCAAGAGCAGTTCTAACTGCAACATTGTCTTCATTGACTACTTGTTCACTTTTACCACGAACTTTATCTGCAAGGTCTTTGTCTGCCTTACCCCATGTTCCTTTACCTTTTGTTATAAAGCTATTCACGCGTGCATGTCCCCATTGCTCAGGTGTTGTGCCAGGTCTATGACCTGTTTTCCAGGCAGCTACACCTCTATTGAATACTTGTTTGAGAATACCTTTTGCTATGCCTGTTTTATCTGCTTTCTTTTGTAGAGATTTATCGGCCGCAGCTTCGTCAATTTCTCCGAACATCTTTTTGAATTTCTTTGTATGTTTTGATGGTTTAGTTTCTGCTTTTGCATCACCTGGTGCAGGTTCATATGCACTTGCATCATCATCATCTTTTTTTGCACTCTTTTCAAAGTGTCTTGCTCTATCTTGTTTGGTGGATTTTGCAAGTTTATCATCACCTTTCTTGTTGAAATATTTCTTAGGCTGAGTTCCATCACGAGATTTTACATCTTTATCTTGTGCAACTTTCTTTGCCTCTTGAATGTTCTTGTCTAATATATCCATAATACTATTTATCTTTTTTTAGAGATTAACTCTTGTTCTTTCCATGCAGTTGCAAGTTTGTTACCAGGAAATTGTGATGACCAAGTCATAAGTTTTCCATATAGTTTACCTGCCTTGTTATCCAATGACTTTATATCATCATCATTTTTAACTTCTATAAAGTCTCTTTTAAACATTGACTTATATCCATTTGCATTTTTTTGTGCCTTTTCCCAATCTGCTTTTACAATTTCAGGTGGAAGTTTTCTTGCTCTCATCTCATTTCTTTTTTGTGCATTATCTAATGATGCAGAAACATAAATCATTTTGTATTCATAACCTAATGCATCTAACATCTTTTTATAGTTTGCAATCTTATCAGATTTTGCACTTGTTGTATCAAAGATAAGACCTAATCTTCCTTCAATGTATGCAGTTAAGTTTTTACCTGTAATCTTTTTGGCCTTGGCACGAATACCATCTCTGACATTTGCATCAATTTTTCTTAAATCTAGGGATAATCCTGCTTTCTTTAGGCCTGTTTCGAAAGCACTATCTGTATTGACAAGTTTTAATCCTAAGGCTTTTAGACCAAGTTTCTTAACAACTGTAGATTTACCTGAACCTGGACCTCCCATTAAAAAGACTGCTTTAAATGTTCCTGGGTCATAGACTCCTTCCTGAATCAAGTCTTCAATCATATAATCAGGCATAGTTTCTTCTACAATACCCATACCTTTTCTGATATCTTTATATAGATTCTCTATATCTCTTTTGTTCTTTGTTGGAACTCCTTTAGAGAATGCTTCAAAATCTCCTTGTTCTGCCAAGGCACGAAGTTTACTTGCACTCATTCCTGATATATCATCTGCATCGGGGTCTCTCTCACCTGCAGATATAATTTCTATTTCATCAAAGTTATAATATCCATGTCTTGCTTTTACACCATTGTATTTCTTTAATAGAAACTCAAACTCTTTAACTCTATCTGAACCAACAACCATTCTAACTCTGTTAAATTTCTGTCGTTGTAGTTCATTACAGATATCAAATACAGTTCTTGCATCAGCATCTACTATGATTTTGCCAAAGAATTTTCTTAGATATGATATTTTTTGTTTGTGTGAAAGTGGATTCTTTTTCTTATCGTTTGAATGTGATGTGAATAAGAGTGGTTTATATCCACCACTTGATGCCTTTTTAAGTTTGTCTACTAACTTTGCATGACCTGTAGTAGGTGGATTGAAACGACCAAAGGTGAATACTACACCTTTATCTTTTCCCTCTCTTAAAAATGAACTTAACTTTTTCATTACTTGTCCCAATTCTTTTGTGCTGTGAAGTTATTGAATGCAAACTCCATTCTATCTACTAATTTGACGGCACTTCCTGTTTTATCGATTGCAACATATCCTTCGGGATTTACCACCTCAAAACCTGTTGCAGTCTTCTTAAAAGTTCCTACACTCTTTACTCTATTTAGTGCAACGATGATAATCTGTTTTGCAATGACTAGATTCTCCATGAACTTCGTTAGATTGGTTATGAACTTGTTTAGTGAACGAAGTTCTGCATATAACTGTTCACCAATCTCTCGTTTGATGGCCTTTGTCTTTTCCATTTTAACTGCACCAACAACTTTATCTCTCCAATAGTTCTCAAAGTGTTTCATATAACCTGCATATGTTGGTTTGTAAGAACCACCTCTGATTTGTGAATTACAATATGTCTTATATGATGCACCTGCACCTTTCTGTTGTATAGTTGATTGTAATTGCATAAACTTCTGTAAATCTTTTTTAGTTATGCCATGAAATGCTTTACCTGTTGCAGATAATACTTGTGTAAGTTTAAGTGTTTCTTTGGCAGTCATGGTAGAATTTCCTGATACATCTTTATATGTTGCATCATCAACCCAAACATCTGAGGAACTTCCTAGACCTCCTGTTTTTGCACCAAAACTTGCAGATAAATCTTCTATAGAACCACCTGAATATGTGGTGTGAAATACAATCCCCATTTTAGAGTTTGCAATTTGTTTACCTAAGTCTGATTGTATATCAACTGCATATAAGATTGTATTTGGTTGAAAGGTTACATAAGATTTACCATCTATCTTTTGCATCTTCTTATCACTTGTATACATTAAATCACCTTGAAGAATTGTATTCCAAGATAGTTTAGATAGATATTTAAATGATGTTAGAAACTTTTCTTTTAATTGACCTGAGAGTTCAGATGCATTGTTTATTTCTGATTCTGATGTGTAGTAAAGTGGTGTTTTGTTGAAAAGGGATTTCTTTGCAACGAAGAATTGATTTGTTTCTGGATGTTTTCCACAAAAGATTGCAGGTGCACCATCCCATTTTACAGTCATGTTAACAGAACTGTTTGAGTTTCCTTTCAACATATCTCTTAGACCTTGAAGAAAGTTTATGGCACCACGACCTCCATCAATCCCTTGATTAATGATTTCGTCTTCTAAATGTTCTAAGTGTAGGTTTTTTGCGCCCATAATAGTAGATTATACACCTTTTTAATGTGTTTGTCTACTATTTATGTGTTTTGGAAGTTCTGTTTATGCAGGTTGAACGATTGTTGCATAAGAAGTTGTATCATTTGCATCTGATTCTTTGGCCAACCATACAGTTTTCTTTTCGTTTAATGCATCTAAATCACCTTGTAAACTACCTGTTCTCCAAGCATTTGTTGAAGAATCTCCTTTAGTTGTGAAGTCTTGGTATGCTGTTAAAGATGAATGAGTTCCTAACAGAACTTGTATTTTATCAATCTCTCTATCTATATCTGCTTGAACTTCTGAATCAGCAGCTGAATCATCAGTTCCAGTTCCAAGTGCTTTAACTTCATCAGAGGCGTGAGCCGCACATGCAGTTTTAAAATCTGCAGTTGTTATATCAGATGCTTGTGCTTGTAAAAAAGTTAACATAGTATTAAGAGTTGCAATATTAGCCGTTAACTTATCTATCATCGGTTGAATATTGTTTGTAATTTCGTCTTGGTATACGCCCATTTTAATCCTCGTATTAGGTTTTAATACTAGTATTTAGGTTTTTGAGAGCGGAGTGGAATGTAATTTAGTTTCTATTTTAGAGATTTTTTTAGTAATTTTATCAATCTCATTATCATCTGACTCTTTTTTGGCCGTGCGAAGTTCTTTTTTCAAAGATATCTTCTTCGAAATCATACTGATTACTTCTTCACTTTTTAAATTCTTCGCCATAATACTAAATACATATTGTATACATCTATTTATGTATTTATTGACCTTGACTCATACTCCGTATAAGTTTCTGTATAGAAAATAGGGTCATTATCATGTATATCCATACCACCATTTTCAAATTTCTCAATGAAAGTCCAATCTGGATTCTCTGTTAAAACTTGATTATACTTATCTTTCTGTAAGATTTTACCGTTCATGCCTCTTAATTGAGTATTAATCTTATCTGATACTTTAATACCATGACACATAAAATGAAACCATGCAACAAAGATGTGGTCTCTATTGAACTCTCCTGATAAGAACTCATCTGAGTATTCAACAATTATATCTGAGTGTGGACCTGGTGAGTATACATGGTCAAAGGTTGCTTTCTTTGACTTATCTGCAGTAGATAATATGTATGGTAATTCAATACACATTGACTTACATATTGATTGATACATAGTATTTCTCCAGATTGGTTGATACACTGGTTGGTTACTCTTCCATAATTCCATTTGAGCATTGATTCCATGCCAAAGTGATAATGCCCATGGTTCAATTCTTGACCATTGTGCATCTGTTATTTCGTATTTTCTATATTCTGACAAATTCATTTTTACTCTCTGATTTAGTTTTTTGTGGTAAGTGAACAATGTCTAACCATTCAAAATATTCATTATCAACATGTTCATTGTTCTCACCTTTCAGTATGTTTAAGTTATCAATACTATTGTTTGCTTGTTCAACCATCATGTGATTAGTTTTAAATTCTCTCAATACATCTAATTGTGTTGTTGATACTTTATCATAGTGACATATCAAACAAACATTTGTAGTAGGATTATTCTTTTTCATTTTCATAATGATGTTGTATACACGCGGGTCATAATCTCTATCAGAACCCACACTATCACCACCAACACCGTTAAACTTTGCAACATAGTAGATAGTATTATCAACTGCTTGAATCTTTGATGGTGTAGATAAAACGATACTTGGTTTTATTGTTTGAGGAGTGTTAGTCAATTCATGTTTCTGATAAACTTTAATAGTTTCTCCTTTACCAATCTCTGCATAAACAGATTCAACCCAATAACTCTTTTTATCTCTTACTTTTAAATCTTGTAAAACTCTCCAGATAACTTTAGTATTTTCATCAGTCTTTTGTGCTTTCCCTGTTGGAGTTAAGTCAACTAATAAATTGTTTTCTTCAATCAACTTTGAAGCAGAAAAAGAAATATCTGCTGTAGTTCTTGGTGCTTTTATATAATCTTCTGTCTCTTCTGCATTTGAAGTAGATGCATAAACACCTGCCCAATAACTTCCTGGTAAACCGTCATACTCAACAAACTCAACAACTGCAACAAATATCTTACCTTTCTTTGCAAGTTTGTGACCATTGTATCTTGTTCTTCCGTTATCACAAATATACATACCAGTTTTTTCGTCTTTCATGACAACAGGTGGTTCATAGTTAAGAGGTTTATACTTTCCTTTTCTTAACATGTCTGCAAATCCTTCAGCATTCTGAACGATTGCACCCTCTTTCCTTGCTAAGTCTTCTGCAGAACCATCATAATCAATTTTACTGATATCTAATTCAATAAAGTATAAGAAGTTCATTCCTTTTGCACGAGGAATTATATCCTTAAATTGTGTGGAAGTTTGACCTGTAAATTCTTTATTGTATCTTTCGTCTTGGTATAACATTTACTTGTTCTCTTTTGCCCAATTTGCCCAAAATTCATCTGTTTCTTTTTCTCTAAGTTCAGATGAAACTCTTAATTGTTTAGGTGTAATCAATAGTGCCTCACATAAATCTAACAACATGTCACCAAATGGTATCTGATTGTTAGAGTGCCATCTTACGATGCCTCCTGGTGCAACATAGTATTTGCCCTCACACCATTTAACTGAATCATCAGTTGTTGAGAATGTGCCTGTCACACCCCACCTTTTATAAGACCTGCCTGCAACATTTACTCTATCTTTAAATTTCTTTGGATATTCTCTAAATTTCATTATGCAACCTCTATGTTTAATACTTCGTATTCTTTGATACTAAAAATAAGTTCGTCAAAATCACCTTTGAAGTAGGCATCATCATACTGACCAATGCAATCAATGGCATCAACTGTTTCTATGTTTGTAATGTAATCGAATGAACCCCTAAGACCATTGTGCATGTTTACATGTTTCATGACCTCAGCAGCTACTGATGCTTCAGTGACACTAGGGCATTCGTAATAAGAATGTTCACCAGGACCATATGCATCTTGCTCATATATATTAAGGTCTACATCAAAATAGACCACATAAGTAGAACCACCTTTAAATTTATGGTAATTCTCACCATATTCTTCAAGATTTTGAGTGGTTATTATGTAAGCTTTTCTTTTCAATGTAATCTCCTTTTCTTTATTACTGTTATATAATATCAAAAAAGCGACCGCATTGTCAACGCTTTTGTTTAAGTATTTTCTTACAATAAGGACATGTTAAAGGTATATCCAAGAGTTTGGATATTGCCACATGTTTGTCGAAGTCCTCTTTTTCTTTCTTTGGTGGGGCAAACATTTCAGACGGAAGTGGAAATCCTATATGACTCATTATCTACCTACTTGTGTGAGGTATTTCGCCTTAGTTTCTTCCCATGTCATGAATGCTATATCATCATAGAAGAGAGTATCATCTAATCTTTGTCTTTCTGAATTCATAAGATTGTTGATTCTTTTAGCAGCGTATTTTTCTTTCCATAGTGTAGTAAGTCCTTCTGTAGAGAAGTCTTGTGAACGAACTAGTTGGTCTTCTTTAATCTCACCTCTTAGAAACTCTCTGGAGTTATCATATAAGGCAGACCAATAGATACCTCTTTGATGGTCTGAACGAATAATGTTCTTAGGTATTTCTAATTTAGGGAATAGAAAACTTCTGAATCTATTTCTATGGTCTCTTTTCCAAGGTTGACCATTCTCTCTTGTTGCAACATATAATGAGAAGTATCTATCGTTATAATTCTTTTCACCATACTTCAGCATTTCTCGTTCAGTGTCTTTGGTCAATTCATATGTCATAGAACCATTTGAGTATCCACATTTCTTCCAATGTTTGAGTCTATCATATTGTGATAAACCACCTGTTTTGGATTTACCATACAATGATGTAGTGGTTACACTCACTAGTTTATTACCATAATTCTTTTCCCATTGTTTCTGTATATCATCTGATAGACATAAAAGTGCAAGTAGTTTTCCACCTGTATAGTTATACCCTAGTGGTTGCAATGGCACAATTGTAGAACCTATACAAGAATGATTTAGAATACCACTATTAGTTTTGTATTCTCTTTCCCACCCAATCCAATTATCACGAGGAGTTAGGTCAATGAAATCACCTGTAATACAAATAACTCCGAGATATTTTCCTGTTGGTTTATCTCTGACAACATAGTGTAGATTTCTACCGATGTTAGAAGAGTTCTTCATAGTAGATGTAAATGTTCTAATACAATTCCAGATTTCTGACCATGAACCTGCTGATTCTCTATCATCAGATGTCATAGATGTGTATATCAATTCAGGTTCTAGTTTCTCAAAGTCTTCATATGAATTAGGCATCCATATATTGTTCTTAACTTCATCAATCAGTTTGATATGTTTCTCATCTTTGAATTGTTTCTCTGAACCGAATAAAGTTCCTATTTCATGTGTAGGATATTTACGATGTATCTCCTGATACTTTAGATATAAAGTGTATTCTTCTACTGACATTTGAGATACAAAAGATAAATCTTCTGTAATTCTATCTCTCATCATAGACCTACCCAATGCATCAGGTTCTACATAGTTTTCTGTATACTCTTCGTATTGTTTTTGTATTAATTTATCATCAAACATTAAAGTCTTGGAATTTCTCTGCACCTCGGTTTCTATCAAATACTGGTGTATCATCACCCTCTATTGCACTATCAACTAGTTCTTCTTGTGCCTCTTGTTCACAATCGTATAACTTCATACGACTTCTATCAACACCAATTACAAATCTTTTAAATACTGTAGGGTCATTGTATCTGTTCTTTAACTGTTTGACCACCATTTGGTCTAACTCTTCAAGTTCTTCTGATGTAATTAATGCAAACATCATATCTGCAGTTGCAGGCAAACCAAAAGATTCAGAAGTGTCTTCGAGTCCAATATCTGTGGAACCATAACCACTTCTGGTTGTTTGAGTTGCACTCATAATAGGCACATCAAATTCTACTGCAAGACCTCTGAGTTCTTCTGCAATACTTTTTACTAATGTGTATGAGTTTGCACCAGAACCTGCTCTGATTCTATGTGATGCACAAATGTTTAAGTAGTCAATAAAAATAATGTCTGGTCTGAAATCTTTCTTGATTTCTAGTTCTTGTAAAAGATGTCTGAAATGGCCAACATGTGCTGATGCAGTTGGATATTCTTTGATGATTAATTTACCTTTTGTCTTTGCACTAATCTTATCAACCTTTTTAGAAAACATCTTCTTAGATAAATCAGGAAGTTCTTTCATTGGAATGTTTAGAACATTTGCATCGATTCTTTCTGCAATTCTTTCTTCTGACATTTCAAGTGTAATGTATAATACATTCTTGTTCATCATAAGACCAGCAGATGCCATATGGCACATGAATAAAGATTTACCAACACCTGTTCCTGCAAGGCAGATGTTAAGTGTTTTGTTTGGTAAACCACCTTTTGTAATCTTGTTGAAATATTCTAAGTCAAACGGAATCTTCTCTTCTTCTGTATGATAGAATTCAAACCTATCATCTGCATCTTCAATCTGGTCATGACCAATGTTTGTGTCAAATGAAACTGACAATGCATCTTTTAAAAGTTCAGGTATTTCACCAGTTGACCTTTGAGATTTCTTATCGATAACCTCAATTGAGTCCATGACTGCAATATAGATTGCTCTATCTTTGCACCACTTCTCGGTCTCTTCTGTCAACCAATCCATTGGAGTGGTTTCTTTATCGAATTGACCGATTACGGTTTTAGACATTTTCAATTCATTCTCATTAATAGAAGTATTGTTGTCTAAGTTTATGAGAAGTGCTTCCGTGGTAGGTGGTTTAGTATACTTTAGGAAATAATCTTGTATTTCCTTGAATACTATCTTCTCGTCACTTTCGGTGAAATATTCTGACTTTAAGAAAGGTAGAACCTTTCTTGTGAATGGTTCATTCTGAATCAGATTCTTCAGGATTGTCTGTTCTAATCTCGCTTGTTCCATATTTAAACTCTTTATTAACTGCTAACTCTAATCTCTCCATTACATCTTCTGTAAAGTATTTCTCTGGATTATTATTGATTGTTTTACCAAATTCTGTTTTACCATTTGGTAACTTAACTCTTGTAGATGCTTTCTCAAATA